CTGGGCGAAGGTTGAACCAATAGTTGAAGCTCCTGACCCTGTAGTGGCGCTTAAATTACCATTGACAAAACTTGAATCAGTTCTTGTATCAGTTAGTTTTGGACTAAGAGTACAAAAATTATTTGTTGGTGTATCTTCTAGAGAATCATTGCCAGCCCCAGCACTAACAGAAAAATTACTTGGCGTGTAATTATTAGAGTTACCGCTTGAATCTTTACCAATAGTAGTCGCGGATGTTCCTGAATTATCAGCAAATTTAAGTCTATAGCCATTTGTTCCAAAAGTTAAACCAGAAGTGTCTTTTGGAATATATTGGCCTGTTGTAGCATCTGTTTCTGCAAAGCTAGAGGGAGTTAGTGCCTGACCATCAATAAAGTTTATTTCTGCCATATAACCACCAAAATTGTCAGTTCCACCAGCTCTCCTACCAATTTGATGTGCAACAGTTCTATTAAATCCAAACTCGGTTCCACTACCTGTTAAATTTTGTGTTGAAAAAGATGTTTCTCTTACTCCATTTATATACAGAGGTTGACGATCAGCTTGAGTACTGTTAGTTGTGTCGCAGACAATAACTATATGATACCAAGCACTTACATCTCTAAATACCCTTGAGGTTCTCCAATATTCTTTTGATTGAGCTGACCAAATTAAATTATTTCCACTCGCAAACATAATTTCAAGCAATGTATTATTATCACTACCATTTACACAAAAAAGTCCTTGCGTTACATCTAATTTAACACGTTTAACCCAAAAACTTAAAGTCCATGTTGTTCTACTGCTAGTACTACTAGGAGTCCTTTCCAGATGCGCACTGTCTGGTTCATTAAACCTCAAACTACGATCTACTGTAAAATCGGCAGCACCAGCCCCTGAAGCACCGATTCTTATTGGATCAAATAACGCCATTTATTTTACGTCTAAAGAAATAACAGCGTGTACTTTACTGTCAGCTAAAACAACATAATCTATTCTATCAACTGCGTTAGCTGCGGTCGAGAGTGTTGGTGCTGTACCGCCTACAAATTTAAAAGCTGAACTAAAAGATGCTGTCCTTGAGCCATTACTATCTTGCGTTAGAAAGATACTGCCAGATTGACCGATTGTAGTAGAAGAATTAGAAAAATTTATTGTTATATTAGTTGTAAGAGTAAAAGAAAAATGTGGGCTAAGAGCAGCATTTACAGTTAGTGTTGAACCAGATAATGATAATGCTGTAATAGTAGCTTTAGCACCTTTTAAAAGTGAAATTCCCCCCGAAAATGTTTCTAAAACTTTTGTGCCATCATGATATATCTCTACTGCGTCATTTGCAATGCATTTTATAGCATCGTCATCGGCTGATTTTATTCTTACATCTGAATTACTTTGTATAAACAAATCCCCATTACCATTATCTTGAACATAAGAATTATTGCTGTCATGATATATGAGCAGATCCCTTGAATCTCCAAAAGTAGCAATAGCACTATCAGCAAACTCAAGTGAATCCTGAGATTTATCAAAAAGTATATTTGCACTATCACCAGTAAAAGTCATATCTCCACTTAAAGTTAAGCCAGTAAGAGTTCCAAGAGAAGTTATATTTGTTTGAGCCGCGGTAGATAATGTTCCAGCAAATAAAGTTGCTGTAACTGTTCCTGTACTTGGGTTATAAGTAAAGTCTCCATCAGATTCTAAGCCTACATTGCCTGTAGCCGAAGCGTCCTCAATAAATGGTATTAAATTATTTTCGTTTGTGGATTCATTGTCTGCAACAGAAACGTGGTTTGCATTAGTGGCCGTTGTAACTGTGGTTCCAGCAATAACAGTTGCCAATGCTACACCCGCAACAGTTATGGCATCAGCTTCTAAAGTTCCGTCAAAGTCTCCGTCAACTGCATCTACATCTCCAACAAAAGTTGTTGCTGTAACATTTCCTGTAACTGATAAACCAGATGAAGAAAAGCTGCCTCTTGTAGTTCCTCCGCAAGTAATATCCAAAGTATCAGCCGCACTCGAAAAAATACCAGTGTTTAAATCATCTCGAAACCCTAGTGCTGGTGCGGAGTTTGTGCCATCTTCAAGCGTTAAAGTTCCGTCAAGTTGCAATAAAGTAACCCACCCATCGTTTGAACTATTTCTTATTTTTAAAACACCGTCATTTGTATCCGCCCACCATTGATAGGCATATTTTGTACTTGGTTCAGATGATGATGAATTATTACTAACAATCGCAGCTAAAGCACTATTTAAATCTGCACGGAAAACTGCACCACTGGCATTATCTAGAACATAATCATGTGTAGCCATTGCAACTCAATTTTTCTTTTAGGTTATCATAATTTAAGAGCCTCGACCAAAACCCACAGCAGTATATTTAAAATTCCTATCAACAAAACTAGATCCATTTTTTATATCTATTGAAAAACCTGTCGAACTGATAGATGACAAGGAAAAGAAATCACCTGATTGTGCATTTTCAATAACTATTCCTATCGTTGGTTTAGCTGCATCTGCCGCAACGTCTGTACCGCTAAAGCCTGTAAAAAACTTGTCTTGGAATACTACCGCTTTGGTTGATGTGCCAGAAGCTATTACAGAATTTACAGTTTCTACTCTTCTATTTAGTGTGGCAGTGTATCCAAGTTGTTTAAGAAGAATTGTTTGGGCTGGGTCGTTTGATGACAAATTAACTTTAAATTTAAATCCTCTACCTCTTAAAACACCATTTGTGAAAGTGTTAAATGAACCAAACTCTGCCCCATAAGTACAGTTACCACTTGTTGTTTGGCTGGCCGCAGCAGTTAATGTAAATGTATTTGCATTAGGAACTGTTTTTATTTCATAATTTCCGTCTACACCATTACCAGAGGTAAAATCTACTACTACAAAACTTCCAACAGAATAACCATGGGAAGATTTTGTAATTGTTATTGTTGTGCCTGATTGAGCATACGTACCAGAAGTTGATAAAGCTGGATCTTGTGTTGTAGTTGCCACCAATAAATTTGCATTTGTTTCAAAAGCTGTTAACTGGTCAATATCGTTCCAAGTATCTATTAAAGCTGTTCTTTGGTCTATAAATGAATTAGCATAAATAGATTCGGTCACAAAATGCCTTGTTAACTTAGTATCCATTGTTGACCCTAAATCTAATGGATTAGCAAACTCATAAGTTCCAGTTGGTGCTACATCACCTAAGAAATCTATTTGGGATAAAGTATCTATTAGTGCAGTGACTTCATCAATAGTTGTTGTTGAAGCTAAAGTAAGTGCGCCAAGTGTTGAATCAAAAAATGTGTTTACTTTTGCTCCTCCAAAAGGCGGTGAATCGGTATCCTCTCTGTCTGTAAAAGCTGTTAACTTTGGCTGCTGGTCTGGTGGAGATATTATGACGGAAGTTTCTCCAGAACTTAAGCGACCACCATCATCACGAAATTTCAAAATTACCTCACCCTCTATTGCTGGGATCAGTGTTTCTGATATGTTTCCAGATAAAGCAGCTATAAGATCAACAGAGTTTGTAAAGGTACCAGTCCCGTCCACGAGATTGCTGTGACGCACTACAACATTTCCTCCGTGAATGACATCGACATCTGTAGATTTATCGAATCTTAATTTTACAAAATCATCGTTATAAGGCTCTATAGTTAAATTTTGTACATCTGCTGGAAGGGCTGTTTTACCTAAAGCATTGACAGTAATAATGGCTGGCTCTGCACTAGGTTTATCAATAGCATTAAAACTAAAAACCCTAACCTCATAAGTACCTTTTTGACTATTTTCTATGTCAAAAGTGTTACTCATAACATTTTGAGTAATAAAATTACCATTATTGAATCTATATTGAACCTGATATTTATTAACACCTAGAACAGGTTGCCAGTTTAAAAATATTTTACTCACTGCCTTGTTATCAATAACAACAATTTTTTCTTCAGCTTCCAAATTACTAGGAGCATCTTTGATTGATGTTAAAACTGTTGTTGTTCTTGTTGGTAAGGCAACGCCATCTTCAACAAAAGCATATTTAGCAGAATCGTGAGCTAAAGCGGTGACATCAAAAGTAAAATCTGAGTTTTCTTTTACTGTAATTACTCTCCAAGTTGTAGTCTCTAAAGTGTCGTTTTGAATTACAAAAACAGAGTTTGGATTAGGTGCGGCACTAAAAGCAGAACTGACATTTATTGTTGTGCCAGAAATACTTAAAATAGTTTTTGTTTCAAGTGAACCATCAGGCAAAATTACAGATAATGTTGCATTGTTAGTTGCATCTAAATCTGTATTTGTTGAATCATCAACCACAATCGCTGTAGTTGTTGCAGATTTTATTTTTCCACCTCTTCTTAGTCCAGCTTTTACAGGATCACTTATAGAAATTATTTGACCGCACCTTACCAAAGTTCCAGACTCAGGAGTAATTTTAAATGTGCATGATTCTCCAGATTTTTGTTCATTATATAAAAACCACTTTCCCATTCTTGAGGCTTGACCCCGACTAGTACAACCAAAAGTTTTAATTGTTTTTATAACTGTTCCATATTTTGCTATTGCTGCGGTGTCCTCTACAGTTTCATAGTCTATAGCTCTTGTCTCAAGATCAAAATAACCAACATTAATAACAGTATGTCTTGTCTTTAGTGAAGAGCCGCTATAAGAAAATCCTTCTTCGGTTACATTTGCAAGAGTAAATTGATAAACAGGGTCAGATGGGCGATCTCCAGATATTGAAATAGAGCCAGCCGCATAAAATGGCATGACCCTCATTACTGAACAAATATCATTTATTAAATTAAAAGCCTCACGTTGTTGAGTGATATTTACATTAATTGCAAACCTAGCCTCTTGACCACCCTCTCCATCATCTACTAATTCATTGTTATAAACAGATTGATTGTAAAATGTATATTGATCCAAAGAACTTTCTGCAACTGAAAGCCCATAGCGGGTGTTTGTCAAAATATCCCAAAGCACCCAAGCTGGGTCTGAGTGCCATTCTTTATCAGTTTTAAATGTTCCGTTGAAAGTTCCTGTATAAGTTATACGACCAGTTGCAATATCAACAGTTGCATTATGAGGAATTTTTGTCTTGATTCCTCTTAACCTAAATGACCTCTTGGGGATTCTTGGGAAAGATTCGGCACTAAACCTTAAAGCTAAATGAGCAGTATCAGGATAAGCATTTTGCTTAAATATTACCTCCGTCATACTCGACCAGCTAAAAGCTGTGAACTCTGGACTTGTAGTATCAGCAGTTGTTCTGGACACTCTTACGTTTATAGGAAAGCTTGTATTTGCTGGTAAATTTATTAAATAGTCTCTAAAATATGAACTGGTTGACCTTCCTGTTACAGTGTCATCTATGGGTGTGGTAGTAGTTCCATCGTTTTGTATTATCTCAATTTTTACCCCTGCACTTGCTCCAGTGATTTCTCCATTATCTTCAACTTTTTGAATATTAGTGAATGATACTGTAACCCTGATTGCATTGACAGAGTTATTTGAAACGGCTCTTGTAATAGGATTTCCAAAAGTTACGGCAACTCCAACAGATGTTTCTGTTTCAATATTTGCAATTCCATTGATGAAAGTTTGATCTGATGTCCCAAATCTAGGTTCAAAACCTACATCTTTAAAGTTAAAATCACCCTCTGCTGGTGCTGTATTACTTGCAGAGGATAGTAATAGTTGAGTTCCATTAAGGAAAATATCCTTTTTGAAACAAGTGTTATAAGCGGTTGTCCCCTTTGTAAGACCAGCCTTTGATGCTGTTGCCGATCCCTCTATTTCTCCTTCCCCTACTACTTCAACAAGCGTGTTAAATTGCTTTGATGAAAGCGTATCGGTAGGTAATTCTGGATTAGTAAAGACAGTATCTTGACTAAATTCTTGTATGCCAGCCATTATGCGTCACCTCTGACTTGAACTGTGTCAATTCCATTTGAAACTGTTACTGATCCAACTATAGTCTCTCCATATATTAAATTAATCGGAACACCACTTTTGCTAATATTTGTGATTCCACTGAATGAATAGTTTGAAGCAAGTGAGGCAGGGTCTGTAGCATCCATGCCAGACGGACTCATAGAAGGTGGTTGTGGAGCAAGCATTGAAGTGACACCATCAATGATTAAAGAAGTACCAACAGCCGTAACTATTGTCCCAATTATACCTGTACCGACAACGCCAGAAATTGCAGAGGAGACACCACCAGCCAAAAGAGGTGCAACAAAAGGAGCTAAAAATCCAGAACCAGTTGCAATAGGAATAATTCTAATTTCTTTTTCGCCAGACATTGATAATTTTTCTTCAGTTATTAATTTATCTCCTGTCCATACTCGATAGTTGTTGTTTAATAAATGACCCTCTAACTCAGGAAAGTTATTATATAAAAAACTAAATGCCTGTCCTACATTATTTAAATCAGCTTCAAATGTTGACTGACCTAATATTTGTCTAAGCTTTCCATATACTTTAATTGTTCTCAACATGACGATACCTTTTATAGATTGATTTTTGCATTTGAGAATCCAATAAATCTTTTGAACTTAGTCTACCTACTTGATGATGTAAAACCATCTGATCTCCTACATAAATACCAACATGACAGCCGATATTTTTACCCATACTAAACAATAACAAATCATCTTTTTTTATATCGTCATTAACTTCTATAAAATTACAAGTTGGTATTTCATTTTCAAACTTGTTGTTAGAAAGCATTTCATAAGGGCTTTTTGGCCTTGTCATATCTCCAACAATTAACCCTTTTTCTTTAAAATAATCAACAACAATAGTCCAACAATCAGCAGCCCCCCAAATCCAAGTTTTACCTATTATTGATGACGGCTTATATCCAGAAGGTTTAAAACTATACCAATCATCAATTTCTGGGCTGTAGATGTGCCATTCAAGACCTAAATAATCACAAGCTGTCTTATCAGCCTCAGAAGGAAATATAGGCCCTTTTGGGTGTGAGTGAATTAATCCTATAAGTTCACCACTATCTTCTGCATTTGCCCAGTCATCAGGATCAATAATAAAATATGATATTTGGTCATTTGCTAAATTTTTGCAAGGAAAATAGGTTTCTTTGCCTTTTACTATTGCCAAAAGGCCACAGCTTTCTTTTGGAAAACATTCTTTGGCATGGTTAGCAGCTTTTTCTTTCCAAGTCATGCGTCAATAAATGTTCCAACTCCGTCAAAATCTTTTCTTGTTATTTGTCTTTTTGGCACTCGAACATTTGCAAGATCAAGAGCAGAAACTAACTCATACTGCACAACCTCTCTATTTTCTACAACTTTTCGGTCAAGAAAAAATATTTCATCAGGAAACTTATTTGAACTTGGTGTTCCAAATGGATTTGTTTGAGTTGTAGATGTTGTGGTTGAAGTCGAAGTGGTTGTGTTGGGATTATTCATAGTAATCGTATTACCCATGCCATTGCCATGACTTGTGCAGTAATATCTCAAATCGTTTGGGGCAGTTGGATATGCTGGATTATAAGTAACTGTTGCATCTGTTCCAAGCGTTCCATAGTTAATGGTTGTCTGTTGTCCTCCAGCATCAGATTTTATTCTTAAAGGATGTCCACCTCCTAAAGCATTTGAGCTATGGGATTGATCGAAGATATAAGTTGATCCACGCTTCATTGTGATCACAGGTTTTTGTTGTCCATCAAGAGCAAAAACATTATTACCATTATCATCTTGCACCACAGTCACTGCGTAGGTCACAGTTTCAGCATCTGCTGGGTCAGCAATAGTCGTTGTAGTTGTTGAAGTTGTTGTAACAGGTGCAAAGTTTACAGCGTCAAGATTATCGGCTGTTGTCCTGATTCTGGTAAGTTTTGCTCCGTTTAAATCGTTAGCTGGTGTAAAAGCATTTACAGATGTAATCAAAGTTGTAAGAGTAGATAAAACATTACTTACAGTCAAAGTTGGTCTTGGGATTTGTCCCTTTCCTGTAAACTCAAACCCTTCAGCCTCTACTGGAAACCTTGCATAAGAATTACCTTGCCAAACTATCTCTCCATTACCATTTTGATTTGATCCACTATGCCATCTGTAAAGTTGATCTGATCCATGTATTGAGGCAATAAGTTGTAATTCAAACAACTCGATTATTGCTGAAGGATTAATTTTTTGTAATTCACTGGTTGGTATTGCCATTAGGGTTCTGCAACCTCCTCAAATGTAAGGTTCATATTTACTCTGTTTAAATAGGGTATAGACCTTGATCTGCTAGTACATTTAAATTTTCTTGCTGAAGATTCGCCTGTCATTGTGTAATCAAAAGAGGCTTGATCGTCAAACCTACTATTCAAAAAGGTGTCTATGGTATCGGCATCTGTTTCAGATATTGCAAAACTTAAATTAACAATATGTAGTCTTTTGTTTGCTGGCAAACCAAAAACAGTTCTGAACTCATATCCATCACCCATTTTTGTAGTTATGCTTTTCTGTTCTACTGTTTGTGTAGTTCCGTAGGTCGGTGTTATAGAAGGAAAAGTTGCCATTATGATAATAAACCTCCAGCACGTTTTTCTTTGATAAGTTGAGCTTGTACTGCCTGACCAATCACTTGTCCTAGTTGTTGAGCATCAGTAGTAGATCCTTGAACAGAGCTACCGCTTGCATCTACATTTACTGTAACCATATTTGTGACATTGTCACCACCGCCTCCAAGCTGACTGTTTGGAATTATATTGCCACCCTTTGAACCCATTTGCAAAATCTCAGGCCCTCTCTCTCCAACAACAAAAGCACCACCAGCCGATACTCTTCCACCTCTTTCTTTACCAAACAGACCAGATAAAAAACCACCTCCAAAACCTTTACCACCACTGATTGCATTTCCTATCCCACTAATAGCTTTATTAAGAGCAAGGTCTATAAGTCTCTTTTTAAGGTTTCCCAGTACATTTTTCATAGCATCACCAAAAGATTTAGCTCCTGTAATCGCATCTGACAAGTTAGAAACCAAATCATTTCTTACAGATTCACCTATACCTTTAAAAGTTTCTTTTAGCTTATCAGCTTCAATCTTTGCTTGTTTTTGTGCTTCTGTAAGTTCTTCAGTATTCTTTTTGACTTTCTTTTTGCCCTCTGCTTGTTTGTCAATAGTGTCAGCAATGTCTCTTTCTATGCCAGAAAATTCAATAAGCCCTTCTTTCAAAAAGTCAAAATCTGTAACAATACCTTTAAAAGGATTGTCAAATTTAAATTCTTTAAAAGGATTTTCAAATTTAGGTAGACCTAAATCTAAATTAATTTTTGGAAGTTCAATTCCGCCAAGTAATTTTTTTAATGGTTTTGGTATTAAGTCAACAATTTTTCTAAATGCTGTGGCGTAAAAATTAACAATTTTTTGTACTACTCCCCCAACAGTTTTTTGTAACCCTTGGAAAAAACCCACTACTGGCTTTGTTAGATTAGAAAAACCTTGTTGAATACCTTGAAAAGTTGCAACAAAATCTCTTTGTATCATTTCAGCAATTAACTTTACATCAGAAAAAAATGTTTTTATACCACCTATAGAAATCTTTAAAGCATTTCCAATTACACCACCAATAACCCTCCCAATAAAAATAATTTCATCACCAAAATTAGCAACTGCCTCTTTTACATT